GGGGTTCCGTACTATTGAGCTTTGCCAGGCCATTGGTAGTTCAGAAAAATCGCAGCATGCAAAAGCTGAGGCGGTTGATTTTGAATGTATAGGAGTCGACAACGCTGAAGTTGCTGATTGGGTGCATATGAACTGTGAAACAGATCAATTGCTTTTAGAATTTTATACACCAGGAGAACCAAATTCTGGATGGATCCATGCGAGTTGGATACCTTATCAACCTAGAAGACAGTTTATGCATGTGTATAAATTTGAAGGTAAGACAAAATACAAACCAATAATAGGAAAGGCAAAAGATTTAATATAATGGCAATTGGAAGAGGACAAATATCTGCACAAATAAACGGTAAGCTAAGAGGTGCTAGAGGTGAAAAAAGAAAAAAAATACAAGTCAAAAACAAACTTAATCGCAAAAAACCTAAGGTCTTCAAAGTTTAGTCAAAAAGTGGTACAATCCAAGAAATTGTACAACCGTAAAAAGGATATTAATGGCAACTTCAGGGACTACGACATTTGATCTTTCTATAGAAGAGATTATTCAAGAAGCATATGAAAGATGTGGAATGGCCACAACTAGTGGTCACAGTCTTAGATCAGCTAGAACAAGTCTTAATTTATTATTTGCAGAATGGGCAAACAGAGGAATTCATCTTTGGAAAGTAGCTCTACATGAAAACTCTTTAGTTTCAGGACAAGCAGAATACTCAGTGAGTGCAGGGGTAAGTGATGTATTAGAAGCATTTATATCCACAACTGCAGCAGGTGCAAACACAGCTAATACACAAGATGTTGCTTTAACAAAAATAGACAGATCTGCCTATTCAGCACTTCCAAATAAATTAGCTGTAGGACAGCCTTCGCAATACTACGTGGATAGACAAGATACTCCTAAAATATATTTATACCAAGCTCCTAATTTAAATACTTATACTGTTTTAAAATACTATGTGATTAAAAGAATAGAAGATGCAGGAGCGTATTCAAATGATGCAGATGTGGTTTTTAGATTTTTACCTTGTATGGTAGCTGGACTTGCTTACTATTTAGCAATGAAGAACGCGCCAACACTTGTACAACAAAACAAATTAATTTATGAAGATCAACTTAAAAGAGCATTAGATGAAGATGGTCAAAGAGCTTCAACATATATTACACCTCAATCTTTCTACCCTAATGGAATATAATTATGGCTAAATGGGCAACAGGTAAAAGATCACAAGCAATTTCAGATAGATCAGGAATGGCTTTTCCTTACACTGAAATGGTTAAGGAATGGAATGGTTCATTAGTTCATTATTCAGAGTTTGAACCGAAACATCCACAAATACGTAGAAGACATAATACTGCGGATGCAATAGCTTTACAAAATTCTAGAAATATGAAGTTTCAACAACCAGTTGATATATCTACTATAAACCCACAAGCACCCAATGACGATACAATAGTAAGTTCAGGTGGTTCTATGGTTGGAATAGCTAATTTAACTTTACCAGGTCAATTTGCTTTTCAAACTCAATATGTAGAAGTAATTAGAGATGGAGTAACTACAATTTTACATAGTATGATTCCAGAAGACCCGTCTTTACAAAATAGAAGTAGACAAGCAGATTTACTTTTAGGAAAGGTAACGGTAAGTATTACATAATGGCAATAACATATTCAAATTTTTTAACACAAGTAAGAAACTATACTGAGGTAGATAGTAATGTTTTAACTGATGCAATTATTCAAGATTTCATAAGAAGTGTTGAATTAGATATTGCAGGTAAAGTTGATTACGATGATTTAAGAAAATATGCTACCTCTAATTTTACAGCAAATAACAGATATGTAGCTATGCCATCTGATGCTTTAATATTAAGATCCGTGCAAGTTATTGACGGTTCTGGAAATAGAACTTTTTTAGAAAAAAGAGATACAAGTTATATATCAGAATTTAACGGCACTGGAGCTACAGGTACTCCTAAATATTACGCAAACTGGGATGATTTCAATATTTTAGTTGCACCAGTACCTGCCACTGCTTTGGAAATACAAATAAATTATATTAAAGATCCACCAGAATTTACTTCAACTAACCAAACCTTTATAGCTAAATATCAAGAATCTATGCTATTGCACGGTGTGTTAGCTGAAGCATTTAGATTTTTAAAAGGTCCTATGGATATGTACAATCTTTATGAAAAGAAGTACAATGAGGAAGTACAGAATTTTGCCCTACAACAAATGGGTAGAAGAAGACGAGCGGAGTATGATGATGGTGTGCCTAGAGTACAAATACCCTCACCTCCTCCAAACACAAATTAATAAGGAGAATAATTATGGCAATAACAACAAATGCAATTTGTGATTCTTTCAAAAAAGAATTACTTCAAGGAAAGCACGACTTTGATACATCATCTGATACTTACAAATTAGCGATGTACACAAGTTCTGCAACTTTAGGAAAATCAACAACAAACTACATTACTACGAATGAAGTAACTTCATCAAACTACACAGCTGGTGGTGGTACTCTTGTAAACCAAGGTGTAAAAGTTTCATCTTCAGTAGCTATTACTGATTTTGCTGATTTAAGTTTTCAAAACGTAACTCTTACTGCAAGAGGTGCTTTAATTTACAATACAACTACAGATGGTGGTTCAAATACTACTGATGCAGTTGCTGTATTAGATTTTGGAAGTGATAAAACTGCAACATCTGGAACATTTACAATCCAGTTTCCTGCGTTTACTACTTCTGCTGCTATCTTAAGAATAGCATAAGGATAAGAATGAATGTCAAATGCGTGGGGTGCACTTAGTTGGGGACAAGGTAGTTGGGCAGCACAAGGTGATGTCGAATTATCTGTTTCTGGAATAAGTGCAACCTACAGCATTGGCAGTGTATCCGCTGCTGGTATTATTCAAGTAGGTTGGGGCGGTGACACTTGGGGAGAAAATGAATGGGGAGATCTTTCTGGATCTGTACCAAACGTAACAGGTGTTCAATTATCTTTTTCAATCGGAAATTTACAATCAGTAACTGGTGACGCAAGTGTAGATGTAACAGGCTCAACTTTAACTGCAACAAACGCAGGTGCTTTAGGAGGTACCTCTCATATTCAAATTGTTACAGGATCTCTTGAATCAATTGGAGTTGGAACTGTATCTACTCCTATTGGACAAGAAATTGACGTAACAGGACAACAATTAAATTCAGGAATAGGTTCTGTTACAGTTGATGAATCTACTCTTACTGGAATAGGTTGGGGTAGAAGAACTTGGGGTAACTTGGCATGGGGTGGAGCATTCTCTGCACAAGCAGTTGGTCAAGAACTTACTTCTACAATTAATTTTCCAGCAACAGGTGCATTTACAGATGTAAATGTTTCAGTGACAAGTGCTGGTCAATTGACAACTACTTTCGCTAGTCCATCTTTTTCAATTCAAATTGACCAAGATATATTTGTATTAGCTTCGGAAGATCAGCTTGATGCTTTAACAACAGCATCTACATTTACCGCAGATGCTAATGTAAGTGCTACTGGTATCCAAGCTACAATGTCTCAAGGAAGCACTACAGGAGGTCTTAAAACTCCGGTAGATGTTACAGGTATTCAAGCTACGATGACCTTAGGGTCTATAAACCTAATTCAATCTACTAATGAATCAGTTACTGGACAACAGTTGACAATGTCTCTTGGTCAACATGCTGATATACCAGGTCAAATAATTGGTGTAGGAGGGTTACAATTAACAAGCTCTGCAGGCTCTGTAGTAGCTGTTGGTACTGCGGGTGTTGACGTTACAGGCATACAGTTGACAGCTTCAGTAGGAAGTCCTATTATTACTGCATGGGCTGAAATAAATCCAGGAGTAAATAATACTTGGACTGAGGTTGATCGGGCTGCTTAAATGAGGTATTATTTAAATTATTTAGGAGATTAAAATTATGGCATCTAGTTATTCAACAGATTTAAAACTCGAACTAATGGTGACTGGCGAAAACGCTGGTACATGGGGAGATAAAACAAACACAAACTTAAATTTAATACAACAAGCAGTTGCTGGTTTTGAACAAATTACACTTTCCTCTGGAGGAACTGTTGCACTTACTATGTCTGATGGTGCAATATCAACAGCAAGAAATTTAGTTATTAAATTTGCAACAGCAACTATTGCTGCTAGCACAGTTTGTACTATTCCAGACTCAATAGAAAAATTTTATATTTTTGATTGCAGTGGTCTTACAAACGCAAACAATCTTACAATTAAAACTGCATCAGGAACGGGTTTCTCTCCAACTACTGCAGGAGCTGCAAGTTCTAAAATTTTTGCAGCGTATTCAGACGGAACTAATTTAAAAGAAATTTCATTAAACACTTTAGGTGGAACTATTGCTACAGCTCAGTTAGAAGCTTCATCAGTGACGACTTCAATAATTGCAGACGATGCTGTAACGTCAGCTAAGATTGCTGACGATGCTGTTGTAGCCGCAGGTATTGCTGATGGCGCAGTTGGGACTGCCGCTATTGCAGACGATGCTGTTACAGCCGACAAACTTGCAAACACTGCAGTGACTGCAGGAGATTACACTGCAGCAAGTGTAACAATTGATGCGCAAGGAAGAGTAACTGCAGCTTCTTCGGGTTCTGCAGGAGTAACTCCGGGAGCAACTAAAATTGCTCTTTTTGCAAACGGCCCTTCATCAGGTACTTACACTGCACCCTCAAACTCATCTTCTATTCAAGCTTTCTTATTTGCTGCTGGCGGAGGTGGTGGCGGAGGTTTTAATGGTCAAACTGGTCAAGCTGGTGGAAGAGGTGGTTTTGGAATCTATTATGCACCCACACCCTCACCTTTCGCAAAAGCATATGCTGTTGGAGCACCAGGCTCTCCTGGAACACAAGGTATAGCTAACTTCGGACAAGCAGGAAGTTCAGGGGGAGCTACATCTATTACTGACGTTGGGACTACTAACGCAGGAAACGGTGGTACTAGAGGAGGCCCTGGATCACAAACTCCTGGAAATAGTGGAGACGCTCCTGGAGCAACTCTTACTTATCCTACAGGCTTTATAGATTTTGGACTTGGAATTCATGGTGGAGATGCAGGAGCAGCTGGTAATACAAGAGGAAACGGTGGAGCTGGTGGTGCAGGAATGTTAGTTATATTTGAAGGAGCAGGTTCATAATGGCTGTATTTGTTTTTGGAAAAAATTCTGATGGTGTTGCTAATTCAATTTACAGAATAGCAGAATCACAAGAAGTGTATGATACTGAAAAAAATTTTTCAGATGATTTATATGATTTAGTTACAGTTTCTGATGCTGATTTTAATAGTGTTAAATTAGGTCTTAAACACCCAATAAATAAAACAGGTTCAAATGTAACTTATGAAGAAAATGTATACTCTTATGATTCTCAAGAAGATTTAAGTGAAGAAATATCAAAACAAATAAATGATTTAAATCACTGGCTTGAATGTAATACAACTTCAAGTCTAAGAGCTTCAGTAGAAACATACAAAAATTATTTAAATGGCCTAGATGTTACAACGATTATTAATGACGCTAATCCAGAATTAAATAAAAGTATAGAGCAGTATGCTGAAGATAATGCAGTTACTGCATTTAGCTTTCTTCAACTTTTTTAATTGTAATATACTATAACATAACTATAAATAGGTATGTTCAAAAAAATTATTGAGTTTTCTGCGCCTCAAGAATACTGTGATTTAAAAGAAGATTACCCAACCCCTATAAAAAACAATATACCTGAATGGTACAAAAAACTACAACACTCTTTCCATAACAAAACGATAAAAGGTTGTATGCCTTTTTTAGATACACTTACTTCTGGTTATTTATTAAAAATTGCACAAGACATAGTAATTAGTCATAATGTAAAAAATGAAGAGGGTGTTCCAGATTCTTATCAATTTGTAAATCCTATAACTTTACTTACCTTGCAAAGTAAGCAATTAAATGTAATCGGAGAACAAGGACCATCTTTTCATCCGATACAACAATTAGGTGATTCTCCTTTAGTTGAAAAAAATAAAGGACTTAGTTTTCACAAAATACTTAACCCTTGGACTATAAAAACACCTCCTGGGTATTCTTGTTTATTTCTACCACCTATGAATAACCAAGATGATCGTTTTTCTATTTTACCTGGAATAGTGGATACAGATAGGTTTTATCAAGAGGTAAATTTTCCAGTTGTTTTTAATGGGGATAAGTACGAAACTTTAAACACCACTTTAAAAAAAGGAACTCCTTATGTACAAGTATTTCCTTTTAAAAGAGATAATTGGAAAATGGAAATAACTCCACAAAAAAAACCTTCTGTTAAGAAAATTTTTTTCTACCTTTCTAGTATCAACATATATAAAACGGCATCCTGGATTAAAAAATCATGGAGTTAAAAGATTTTATTAAAATCTATGACAATGTCGTACCTGAGAAAATTTTTTGCAATTTTTTTAAATTTGCTAATCAAGGAGAATATAAACCAGCAGGTGTATCTATAGGAAACAAACAAGTTATAAACACAAACGAAAGAAACGTAAGTGGTTTTGATATAAATAATAATACACCATCATTAACAGAAGCTCATTGGTACAATTTTATTTGTTCTTTATTTGGAGAGTTAATAGAAAAATATAAACAAGACACAAATGTTATTATGAATGTTGATACTATTCAAACTATTGAAATATTAAAATATGAAGTAGGTGGTTTCTACAAATACCATACTGATCATTGTTCGGGATTTCCAAGAACTATAAGTGGAGTTTATTTATTAAACGATAATTATAAAGGTGGTGAGTTATGTTTTAGAAGCGCAGATACAAAAGAAGAACAAAAAATAGAAGTAAAAACTAACAGATTTATATTGTGGCCAAGCAATTTTCTTTATCCACATACAGTTATGCCCGTAACAGAAGGGACAAGGTATTCATTAGTATGTTGGGCTCTATAAAAGATTTTAAGTATAAACTTATTGATAAATTTTTGAGTAATGACGAAGTAAAAATAATTAATAAGTATTGCATGACAAAACATAGAAATAATTTTACTAAATTTGATTTTCATCAAAGTGATAATGCGGATACAAGATTTTACGGAGATCCTTTAATGGATTCTTTAATGATACTAAAACAAAAAAAAATGGAAGAAATTACTAAGTTGTCACTATTACCTACCTATGCTTTTTGGAGAATGTATACTAAAAATGCAGATTTAAAAATACATAAAGATAGGCCTTCTTGTGAAGTAAGTGTTACTGTAATGTTAGGATCAGACGGAACGTCTTGGCCTATTTATATGGATGGAAATTCTTATGACTTGAAGCCAGGTCAGGCTGTAGTATACCTTGGTTGTGAACTAGAGCATTTTAGAAAAGAATTTAAAGGAGATTGGCATGCTCAAACTTTTTTACATTATGTAGATGCTGAAGGTGATAATAAAGATTGGTATTTAGATAAAAGAAAATTATTAGGAGAAGAGCGATGATATTTAAAACAAGAAAAGACGGTGGTTCTGAACTATGGTTTTCAAGTTATGATATTGAAACACTTAAAAAAGATAAAAAATTAAATTTTAGTGCAAAAAATTTTAAACACATACTTAATAATTTTGTAAAAATATATATTGATTATGAAGCAATAAGAAGAAAAAAAGAAAAAGAAAAAGAAAAAAAAATAAGCACTGTAGAAAATGTAAATTTTAAAAACATTGAAATTATAAAAGATAAAGTTCCTGAAGAATTATTTTCTAATTTAAAAAATGAATCAATTAATAAAGATCAAAAAAATAAATTTATTTCAGGTTTAACTAATACAAATGCTGGTGTTGCTAAACACTTTTATGTCATAAAAAATTTTAATAAACTTGGTCAATATTTGAATGAATTAGTTGAAGAATTTTTAATTAAAAATAATGATTATTTTCTTTTTCCGTTGTTTACAAAAGATGTACCATTAAAGTTAACAAAAGCTTGGTTCAATTATCAAACTAAACACCAACATATACCCTCACATTTACACGATGGTTTATTTTCATTTGTTATATGGTTGCAAATACCTACTGAAAATAAATTTATTTTTATATATAATGATATTTTAGGACAAACAAAAGAAAAGGAAATAATATTGTCAAAAAAAGATGAAGGAACAATATTATTATTTCCTTCAAAATTAAGACATCAAGTATATCCATTTTTTGATACTGATGATGAAAGAATTTCTATTTCAGGAAATATATTATTTGAAACAAAATAAAAAATATGAAAATAAAACAACATAAAGACGGATCCTGTGACTTTGAATTTACTGATCAAGAAATCGATGTGATTGATAAGAACGGAAGAATTATATTTGATTTAGAGGGAGTTAAAGAGTTTGGTCAAACTTTATTTGAAATTTCAAGTGACTCTATAGATAAATTAGATAGTTCCTTAAAAAATTTACAATCTTACATGGATTACGACATAAAACCCGAAAAAAAAGATTAAATAGCTAACCTTTAACATCTATTAAAATTAAGGTATAATACGCTATGCCTCTAACAAAAGTACAAATAGCACCAGGATTTAATAAACAAGTAACCGCAACAGGCGCAGAAGGTAAATGGACTGACGGAGACTTTGTACGTTTTAGATACGGACTACCGGAAAAGATAGGTGGTTGGGAACAGCTTGTGAATGCATCTATAGTAGGTGCAGCAAGAGAACAGTTTGTCTGGGCTGATTTAGATGGCAGAAGATATGCTGCAATAGGCACAAACAAAGTTTTAATTATTTATTATGAAGGTGCCTTTTACGATATAACTCCTTTAGGTACAGCTATAACTGGTTGTACATTCAGTACCGTAAATACCTCAGCTACAGTTACTGTTAACAAAGCAGCGCACACATTACAGCCTGGAGATCTGTTTACATTTACTTCGGTAACACCTCCTGTAGGAGCTGGATATACTGCTGGAAATTTTGAAACAAATACTTTTGAAGTAGTCAGCGTTCCAGATAGTGATTCATTTACTATAACAATGGCTAGCGCAGCAGGGACAACGGTCAACGGAAGTGGGTCTGCAACAGTCAATCCATATATTAGTGCAGGTGCTTTAGGATTTACCTACGGCTTCGGTTGGGGAACAGGCCTATGGGGCGGAGGTCAACAAGTATTTGGAACTCTAAATGGTTTATTACAAGATGATACTGCAGGAACCGGAGGATCTGGAACTTCTATTACACTTACATCAACAACTGGATTTCCAACATCAGGAACAATTAAAGTAGGGACAGAATTTATTTCTTACACAGGTATATCTACAAATGATTTAACTGGTATTACGAGAGGTGTTGCGGGAACAAGATCTGCTCATGCGTCTGGATCTGGTGTCGAATATTACACTGCTTGGGGACAAGCTTCTTTAGCTTCGACTTTGACAATTGATCCTGCATCTTGGTCTTTAGATAACTTTGGAGAAAAATTAATAGCTACGATTAAAAACGGTAAAACGTTTGAATGGAATCCAATTAACTCAAACCCCAATGCACTAACTACAAGAGCAACTGTTGTAAGTGGTGCGCCTACCGCTTCAGTAATGTCTCTTGTATCAGATAGAGATAGACATTTATTAATGTTGGGAACTGAAACTACAGTTGGAAGTGGTGGTTCGCAAGATAAAATGTTTATAAGATTTTCTGATCAAGAAAATATAAGTGACTACACACCTACCTCAGTTAATACGGCAGGTACTTTTAGATTAGATTCTGGCACTAAAATTGTTGGAGCTGTAAAAGGAAAAGATTATACTTTAGTTTTAACAGATAATTCTGCTTACGTAATTCAATTTGTAGGACCTCCATTTACTTTCTCAATAAGACAAGTAGGTTCAAACTGTGGTGCGATCGGACAACATTCTATAAAATATGTAAACGGTGCTGTTTATTGGATGGGTGAGTCTGGTGGATTTTTTGTATATGATGGTACTGTAAAATCATTACCCTGCCAAGTTGAAGATTTTGTATTCACAAACAAAGGAGATAATCTTGGAGTTAATTATCAAAACGGTGAATCAGTGTATGTAGGACTTAATCATTTATACGAAGAACTAACTTGGTTTTATCCAAAATCAGGTTCATCATTTAATGATAGATGTGTAACTTATAATTATCAAAGTGGGGTTTGGACAACAGGATCTTTATCGAGAACTACTTGGGTAGATGCTAATTTATATGATGTACCTTACGCAACTGAATTCAATTCAACAACAACACCAACTTTCCCTTTAATTCAAGGTGTAACAAATTTAAATGGTGGGACTATTTATTATGCTCATGAAGTTGGAACAGATCAAGTAGATACTACAGGTGCGAAGACTACAATTCCAGCATTTATAGAATCTGGAGATTTTTCTTTAAACATTGAAGGTAATGGTCAACTATTTATGAGTATGAGAAGATTTGTACCTGATTTTAAATTATTACAAGGTAATGCTCAAGTTACTATTCAATTAAGAGATTATCCAAGTGACACCGAATCATCCTCACCACTAGGACCTTTTACAATAACATCAACTACTGATAAGATAGACACTAGAGCTAGAGCAAGATTTGCTAGTTTAAAAATTGCAAATACAAGTACAGATGAAAATTGGAGATTTGGTACTTTTAGAGCAGACGTACAACCAGATGGTATGAGAGGATAATGGACGAAATATTTTTACAAGATTATGCTAACAATACAGCACAAGCTCAAGATCCATTTGGTCTTGCAGCAGTACAAGCGCAACCAGGATTTGAAAATTATCAACCTGGTTTTGCTAATGAAGAATTACAACCGATGGGTTTAGTTGATGATAAACCATCAAGATTACCAGACTTTAAACAGATGGCAGAAAATGTAATTGAAGATCAAGTTAAAAATTATATAGTTAAAAAAATTGGTTTAGAAGGTATTAAAGGTAATATACTAAATTCTGTTATGGGCACTAACCCTTACGTAGCAGGCATAGCAGCTTTAGGAAGTGTAGGATCTGCTCTTACTGGCAAGTCTTTAAATATGTCAAATTTGCTAGCTCAAAAAAGAGCTGAAAAAGTTTACGAAATGAATCAAAGAAGAGTACAAAGTGATTTAAATAATCAACAAATACAAGCAATACAACAACGTATAGATTCTGAGCCTGTATCAAACCAAGACCAAGCGAGAGTAGATCAATATACTTCACCAGCACCTGCACCAGCCCCTAGACAAGCTAGACACACATCAGGAGTTGGAGGATTACATAGCGGGTATTAATGGCAAGAGTAGATATAGTAATTCCTGAACCCTCACCTAAATATACA